TCCCCTTCAAAATAGACATAAGTACAGCAGAGGATTCTGTTCAGTAACTCTCCGAACCATACGGGACATCCTTGGGCGTTACCAAGCGTGAATGTCTTCTGGGTAGTTTCCAATGCGTAAATTTCAGACAGATTGTTATCATATGTGGTGAACTGTTCATTATTCACACCGAATACCCAGTTGTCATCCATGAAACCGCCGGGAGCACGCCAGTCAAAGAAATACTGAGTGTCGGAAATCCAAAAGACAGCATCCTGCCTTTGTCGGTTGTCCTTCATCGAATACTGTATAAGGGTGGTTCGGGATAATTCAGACGTGTCAGACGTGATACGGAAAGGTTCGGAAACCATCCCGTTGATATCAATGCGGTAACATCCTTCAGCCAGTGCGGTCAGAACATGATAATAAATCTTGTCAGTATGGTTCATGCTCCATATTTGCCAGTCAATGACTGTTTCATGACCGGTTACTATGTTGATTACCTTGCCTGTAATCGGTCGTGATTCGGAGCGTGTTATAACCTGTATCATGACTTCATCAGACGGGGCGAATATTTGCATATATTTGCCGGAAGCCCTGCACATATCTGTAGAAGGCTTGAAAAAAATAGGAGTGAACGGACTTACTATATACATAATTTACACTATCTCTATCAATTCATATTTAAGTGCTTCGGTTTCTTGCGGCTTGACATCCAGAGACATGAGATTCCCCTTGAAAATCATTCCGTTCCATTCTATCTGTACAATCGTATTGTTCCAATCTTCCGGAAAAATGAAGCTGTCTGTGGAAAATTTGATATTTCCAGGACCGAATAGCGGGTCATCCAAGGAGATGTCTGTATTCACAGCCCTGCCATCCAGTTTGATGCCGGCATTACCTTCAGTTGATGCGAACTTTAACAGGCTGGTGAAGGAAGCCAGATAACGTTTGTTCGCCTCAATCATATAGACAGGAGCCAGCGGTGCATTGAATACGCTGTTGGTATAGGCACCCTCAACCATAATGGTTCGGTCTACAATATATTTTCCCCCGTTGTTGATGCATTTTACGGCAAACACCTGTTTGTCGCTGTCAGAACTGCTTGTTTCCTCACCCCGTTTCCCTATGAGCTCTTCAAATCCGTAACAATCGGCACGGTATGGGGATATAAGCGACAGTTTGCTGTTGTTCAGTGTTACACCTGTTGTATAGGTGGTGCTGAAATTGAACTCATCATTGCCATTGTTTCCAAGATCATAATCCTGTTTCTCATAGCCAATTTCAATTTCGGAATAAATCCGGCTGCTGTCAACGGAGTATTCAGGCTCTGATATGGAGTGTATGGTTTTCAGATTGGTACTTCCGAAAACCTCATCACGATGCTTGAATACGACATAAGGAACCTTCTCACCCTCATTCACGTTTTCCTTCAAAGTGCATTTCATAAGGCTGGTACCGACAATCACATAATATTGCTCATTTGTAAAAAATATCATATCCGTTCTGGCGCGGTCCGCAATGTTATAATTGGATGAACCGGTGAAAGAACTGTAATATTTGTCATTGTCCGAATACATGAATTGTTTGCTTCTACGTACATACAGGATGTTGGATTCATCCACTGGACCTGTGAATGAACCGGAGTCAGTCTCAACGGAGATTATTGTCCCTCCGAAAGTCTGTACACCCTCATAGTCGGATAGTCCGATATCATAAAGTTGGCATTCGAGTAACGAGGTCTTTTTTGAACCGTCATCATAAACTGCATGATAATACATATCATCCACTGTATCATGATAGTATCTGTCTTCGTGCACTTTATATGATTTGTTGGCATTGTCGTAAACCTGATATCTTTCATAACCGGGGAAATTGGGGGAACGGTCAAGAGTGATGGAAGCATACACAATGGCTAGGAAGTAACCGGCTGTGGTTGAGAAATGTAGGGTGAAATTATCTGTTATGGATGTAATATTTGCTTTGTATGTGGTAAATCCTTCAAAATCATGACTATTGTTTAGTATGTCCGCATAGGGCAGGTCGGTATTGGGCCGGCTTTTCATTTCAATGGTATAAACATATCCGAATACGGTTTCCATCCATTCACAGAACTTGCTGAAGGAGGAATAAATTTTCGCTTTCTCAAAGTTTCGTATGCTTTCGGCTGCCACAAGACGGGAACCGTTCAACCGCCAGTTGTCCTTTTCTGTAAAGGCGTTTGATATATATGTGCGGATGGTCGGTTTGATGCTGCAATAAATACGTTCGCTGTTGGCGCTAATGGACTCCAGTAGGCGGCTGAGCAATTTCAAGGGTGATATCACATCAATATTGACAGGATCGCCCAAGTCATTCCATGATGTGATACCGGTATTATTATGAATCCTGACCGTTCTTCCATCTTGAACGGACATACGCTGATGGTTGAATATAGCGTATTGCAATCTCTCACCGGCAAGCAGCTTCCCGCTCCATTTGACTGCGCTTGTGTTCGTATTCGCATCAAGACCCAGAAGATTTGAGTAACCGCATGTCAGAAGCTGTATATTGCCTGATGTGGTTATTTTACATAGTACATGACCGAATTTTTTAGATTCTATGTAAAAGTTGGAAAAATCTACTGTCACATAATTATCTTCGATGCATTCCAGAAAAAAAGATGAGGTGCATGAGTTTGCAGGAAATCCCCATCCGCAATCTGTTCCGGATTTCAAGAAGGTTTCTTCCTGGTCCACTGTGACAAAAGAACGGTTGTTCACTTCATTGGTAACGGTATAATTTACATACGGAATCCACCACCACGCATCTTTGGGGATAAATTTTTCCATATATTCCTTGTCTTCCACGGTTTCCCCGATAATTTGGAAGGAAACCTCATTACGGATACGCACACCATCATAATTCAAAGGAATGTCTTCACGCATCTCAGATACAGGATACTCATATATTGTACCTTTATTCGCCTTTATCAATGCGGCGGCAGAGTTATCTATACAGCCTATTCTTGCCCGGTATGAATCATATTTGAATGTGGAGAAGTCATGGGGACATTCAAAAAGTTTGTTGTAGGTCCAGTTATTGCTGATGCCATAAACGGCAAAGGAGGCCAGTGATTTTAATTTGTCTTTGTTATATAATGAAATGAACCGCTCTCTGGCTTCCTCAACGAATTCCATCGTACTGCCACATTTACGGACAACACCCCCCAAATCCACACGGGTGTATGTGGTCTTTATATCACTGATATTGGCAATCATGCGTGATACGTTGATACAACTGTTATCAGCTGTATCGACCGTATCGGAACCAATCATCAGATAATATTTGCAAATCATACAATCATAGTTTTACTTTCGGGCAAATATAGAGAAAAAGCCGGCCGATACTCCGGCTGGCTTTAATCTTGGAAATTCTTGGAAAGTATGACTGTAAATTAATGTATTGATAATCAGTGTGGTATTGTTCTAGCGGAATGGAATGCAATTTTATTCAGTCTTAATAGACTGTAATCAGATTCTCTATTCTGAAGCATCTCATTTCGTTCTTTCGGGCATCAAAATAAGCGAATGTCTTATAGCTGGGTTTCGTTATTCTTTTACCTCTTACGGTAGCGCCGGCAGGGAGGTTCATCAAAGTGCCTTCGGCGTATCTGATGGATCCGTCTGTCTTTTCATAAGCGAATCTGACTGTTTCAGTTCTCATTTTCTTAGCCAGCCTGTAGAGCTCCCATGCCTTGAGCATACAATATCTCCAGCTCTTTCCTGTAGCTTTTAATAACTGGTGTGCATACTTCATTACCCTCACTCTGAAATTTGTTCTTGTTTCCATAAGTTCTGTTTTTGGTTTGACTTGTTGTTTTTTATTGTACTATAAAGATAATCATAATAAACAAGTTTTACAAACAGGAACTCTTCCATTTAAAATGTACGAACTCTATTTAACGGTTAAATCCAGTTCGTTCCTCAGCAGTTCCCGACCGTAAGAGATACGGCTTCTTACGGTATTTACTGGTATTCCGACCATTTTGCCTATTTCTTTGTATGAATATCCGTGTGCGTAGTAAACCACACAGTCCATACAGCAGGTTCTGTTATGGCATCTCCTTATTGCAGCCTGAATGTCATGTACCATCAAGTCATCAGAGGCTTGATTATGGGAGAATATCTCTTTAATGTTGTCACACCCCACAAATCGGATTAGTGATCTTCGATTATAGGCGGTGATATAGGTGTTCAGCATGATAACCTCACACCAGGGTTTCAGAGCCCTGCCCTCCTTGAATTTTTCTTTATTGCTTAAAACCTTATAGATGGTGTCACCGACAAGATCCTCGATATCGCATACGGATGAACAGTATCTTCTTGCTATTTTGAAAAGCCATGGATACAAATCTGCTATCTCACGATTGAAATCAGTCATTTTTTCACAATTTTAAGGGTGAATAATGATGATTCCTCACTCAGGTTCTTTTCAAGCTCAAGATGATACATCTGCGCCTGTTTCAATAATTCACTTGCGGAATTTTCCAGTTTGTCGATAAGCGTGTCAATATTCCTTTCAGAGTGGCGGAGGGTGCTTTTCAATTCTGATAACTCGGAAATAATCCTGTTGCATTTCTGATCCAAACGATCCAGACCCGGCAATATGAGAGCAGCCAGGGCATTAACTATTCTTTTATTATTCATAAGTAAGTTGTTTGTAATTTCAAGAATAGTTACTAACTGTCTGTCCGAAAATTCGATACGTATTTAAAAAAGCGGGTGGAAATAAAAAGAATAAGGAGTTTTATCTGCTCCTTGTTCTTAATCTTATTTCAGTATTGGCGCGCTGGACTATGTTAGCGTAAACAGCGGCATTTATTGTATGTATGTCAATTTGCATTTTAAAATAAGTCATGACAAACGCTATTTCAGAATCAAAGGAGGCACGGATCGCATTTTCATTTATGGCAGGGTTATCTGCTACAG